ACAACAGGAGCTTCGGGACCATTACCCATCTTTTCAGATGCAGTAGGTTCTACAAGTTCCCATTTATAAGTTCCGTCAGGTTGCAGAACCTTATCTAGGGATTTAGCCATAAAAATGTATGTACTTGTTTATCATTCTAACAAATTATTGAGATCTAGCCTCATTTGCTGAAGGTAATACTTCTCCTTGAACTAAAATATCTCTAAATTCTTCTCTATCAATGACTTGTTGATCGAATAATGATGTTAAAGCTGTAATATCTTGTCCAATTAGTCTTTCAATATCAAAATCTCTACTAATTTTTACTTCTGGTGGTTCAATACCTACATATTCAGCAGAAAAATTAAAACATTTTTGAAGTTTTTGTTCTAATTCCATAGAAACCATAGCAAGCATAGAATTTGTATCAACACGATCTAATCTTCGAGCGTCAGCAGACTCAGCTACAAATTTCTGTTGTGATAATGTACTGATACCTAAAGTAGCCATTTGCATTTGTAGTTCTTTTATTTCAGCAGATTGAGCATCAAAAGCACTTGAAGCTGGCTCTACATAATAAACTTTATTGCCAGGTTGAGTTGCCATTGCATAGTTAACAGATATAGCTAAATCTTTTGTTTGATCATCATATCCTTCCATTACAAGCATTGGTTGAGATGCAACGTGCAAACTATGAATAAGATCAGCCTGTCTTTGAAAATGTGCAAGATTTAAATATGCAATATCAAGTAAAGGTGGTTTACTTACTAAATTTTCTGTTTTACCAGAATAAATAGTAACTAATGGTATTTCACCAAGAGAAAAATTACCTGATTCTACTAATTTATATTCTTGATCTGTAGTTCCAGTACTAAATTCACCCATATAAGAATTATCATCAACTTCGTACATTGCATCAATTTGATCTTTTTTACGAAATACTCTATAATTTCCTGGCTCTATAACTCTTACCTGATCGTAAACTTTTTCTCCAAAATCTCCATCAGGTAATACAGCTTTCTCTGCAATCCTAGCCTGTATAAGATTTCCATAATTAGATTCTCTATCTAATCTCCAACCTAAAAGATTTGTAGGATCTACTTCAATCCAATAAGGTCTGCGATTTTGTGACCTTTCTTCTGCCAGACTTAATGCACCAGAAGGTGCAGGATAATCAACAAGAATATGACTTTGACCATAAATAAGAGAACACATTAATATTCTTCTTGCATATTCATCTAGATCTGATCCACAGCCATCAACATCCATTTTAAATGTGCCTGTCCAATAAGGATCTCCAGTAAGTGTTATTGGTTTTCGTAATACAAGACCCGTAGCTGCTCTTATTAATCTTTGTGTAAAAGGAGAAAATACTGCACGATTTACTCTAGCCATATAAGCTGTGTAATCTTCTCTTGGTTCTAGCGGTAAAAATGCCTCACTATTTTCTCTGAGATACTCTGTTCCTTCTGTAACAGCCTTCATTATTTCCCAACCCTTCATCATGTCGAGGACAGCTCTCGTGCGAGTAAAAGGACTGTCTATATCTCCAATAGTTGTAGAGGTTTGTACTTTAGTTCTGTAGTCTCCAGGAATTGAATAAGTCATCAATTAACACCTCCATCGTTTTAATGCTAACGCTTTTCTAGTAGGTCGACCTTTTTTATCTTTTAATGGACCAGGCATACCTTCCATTCGAGCGCAGAAACTTTTTCTTCTTTTTTTCTCTGATTCAGTAAGACCTGATTTTTTAGTAACGGGAGCTTTTAAATTACTACCAGTAGCACGATTATACTTCGCACGACCTTTTGCAGTTAGTCCACCTTTCTTAGATTTTTCTCCTCTACCTACAGATAAACTGACAGATTTACGTTTTCTCATCTTCCCACCTTCGCCTGTGCCTTTTTATGAGCTTGGGTAAAAGTATCTCCTGCTCTCATTCGCCTTTTCATAAACTCCATGTGCTTTGCACTATGATGCTCGGAATGTTTTTCTAATAAATTTTTTTGGCGAGTGGTAAGTTTCACTTCTTTTTCTTTTTTTTCTTAGAACGTAGCTTTTTAAGATCAGCAGCCGTAATCTTATCCCGTGGTGGTGCAACAGCAGCTAGTTTACGTTGCTTGGCTGAATAAGATTTTTTAGGCATTAGATAGCGTTGGTAATAGCACCAGAAGAAATAAAACTAACACTTATAGTTTCAAGATCACCTGTTGTAGCAGATAGACTTGTTCCTGTAACAATTCCAGAAAAACTTACTTTTTTATCCCCAGATGTATCTAAAAATAATTCAAACTGTGCATCACCAGCATCCTCGGCTACTAAAACATCGTCTAAAAGATTCTCAGTTTCGTTACTGCTGGCTGCTGTGTAAAGAAAATCAACAGTTCCAGAAGCAGAAATTAATCCGCCAACAAAACTTCTAGCTGTAGCACCATGAGCAGTTACATCTAAAGTGTCTTTTGTTGTATCTAAAGTCCAACCTGTAGTTGAAACTATTGCCTCAGTAGTACCAGAAGCGTTCTTAAATTTAACAGAACCTTCCTCTCCACGAAAAAATGCCATGATCCAAAGAAAAAAGAGTATTTATAGATAGTTTAACTTGTTGTTGACTTTTTTACAGTACCTTCTGTCAGTTTTCTTTGATATTGTTCACATCTAGGATCCCAAAGTGCAGGATTACGTTTTCCTTTAACTTTTTCAATAATGTCGAGCATCTCTTCAGTAACTTCGGTCATTTTTTACTCCGTTTAGTAGTTTTTTTACGTCTATGTTGATATGTTATCTTTTTACTACTAGTTTTTTCACGTTTAAACCTCTCTTTCTCACTTTTTGTCATTTCTCCTACAGTCTTAGGAGTCTTACTTGATACACGATTTTTGGGACGGCAAGCTGGATAACCTCGTTTTTCGCCTTTTGAACGACCACAAGGTTTGCCAGTTTTGACATCAACCCAGTTTTCTTTGAACCAACGGGTTAATCCACCACTACTTCTTGCCACGTTTTTTCTCCACTCGGTAAGTACCACCACGTTTTTTGTACTCTCGTACAAGCCACGCATTAGCATAAGCACTTGGGTAAACCTTGAATTTACGCTTGGCTTCTGATTTTACCCTAG